TATTGACATATGGTGCACCATATGGTATACTATATACATAAGGAAGTGAGATACAGATGAGAGGCGTAAGCCGAAAGAAAAAGCCCGATAGCAAATTCAAGACTTGGCTGGTCGGAATGCTAACGGACTTAGTAGTAGGAATTATCCTACTGATAATCTCAAAGCTACTAGAGTAGCGAGGAGGGGCGCAAGCCCTTCCTTAGGGATATTATACCACACTCATCTGTATAAAATCAATATGGCGGATGCATTAAGATTTTTGGGAGTTTTTTTCATCACATTAGCGTTTGCGAAACTGATAATTGGATTGATCTGCATATGGAGGGAAAGACATGCCGGTAGGTAGTCCCAAGCCACAAACCGTTGCAACAAAGAAATACGAAAAGAAGGCCGGGTTTGTGAGTAAGTCGTATAAGTTAAAACGTGAGCTGGTAGATCAGTTCGCAGCTGCCTGTGACGAGGCAGGAGTGAGCCAGGCCGCACAGCTTACCAAGATGATGAAAGCGTTTATCGAGGAGCAGAACAAAGAGTAAATGAGAGGGCATCCGGTAGCGGGTGCCCTTCCCTCAAAACAAACAAAGAGAAAAGGCCGCCTATTCGGCCGCCTCATCCCTGCATAACTCATCAAGCGTAACGCCCAGGGCGTCCGCCAGTTTGATCGCTGTGGAGATCCGGCCATCCCCGCGGGCCTCCAGATCCTGGATGGTACGACGGGGAACGCCGGAAAGTTCCACGAGCTTGGGGACAGAGAGTCCCCGGGCAGTGCGTATTTCTTTTAATCGCATTGTTTTTTCCTCCTGGAGCATATGATATAGGTGACGGAGCAGAAGAGCCATGCAGCCCATTTAAGCCAGTCAAACAAGGTAGGATTTGCAAATTCACCGCTAAATCCCTCATAAAGGAATAGGACGGTAAGCACAACTAAAATGATACGGTAAAGTTTCATGTTTATTTCAGCAAATGAATGTGGTATACTATATGTGAAGAAGGGAGGGGCCGAAGCCCCTGACCTTACTTTTTTCTCTTGGACCTTTTGGATTTGTTTTCTCGTTTCGTCTTAACTATCAGGCAGATGGCGGTGACGATTGCGAGAAACGCTTCCGAGAGGTCTTTGATTATTTCACTTACCGATTCATTCATTTGCTGTTCACCTCCTTTCTATAATCAATTATAGCACGGATATGCGTGCTAGTCAAGCGAAATATAACGATTTTACAAAGTTTTTTAGCACTTGCTCTCAACCGGCAGGTGCCTTTTTATACTCAAAACAAACACGAATGAGAGGTGGTGATCGTGGAAGCCAGAGCACCAAACTATGAGCTGGCTCTAAAGGATTATCAGGCCGGCATGAAATACAGGGAAATTGCTGATAAATATGGCGTCACAATAAACACCGTAAAATCCTGGAAAACCAGATATGGCTGGAAAAAGGACAACAAAAAAGGTGTGCATACAAAAGCGGCAAAGGTGTGCACACAAAAGGGCGGGCAACCAGGGAACAAGAATGCAGTGGGGAATAAGGGCGGCGCTGCGCCACCGGGGAATAAGAACGCTGTGAAACACGGTGCATACGAACAGATATATTTGGAGGCCCTTCCTGCCGAGGAACGGTCTCTTTTTGAGTCCATCCCGAACTCGGACGAGCTGGACGGAGAGATTCGGCTTCTTCGCCTGAAGCTGGCTCGCCTGATCGGTCGTGAAGAGATTACCACCTACGACATGTTCGGCGGTGCGCATAAGCGAGAGATCACCGAGGCGGAGCGCGAAAAAGGGATCCTCGAGGTGACGGCAGAGATCCGGAAGCTGATCAAGACAAAGAAACAGATCCAGATAGCAGAGATCAAGGCGCAGCTAACCGGGGATGAGGAAATGGAGGATGATGGATTCATGGCTGCATTAGCCGGATCGGCGGCGGAGGACTGGGGAAATGAAGAAAGCGATATTTAAGTTTCAGCCGTTTTCCCAAAAGCAGCGCAAGGTCCTGAACTGGTGGTGCCCAACATCGCCGGTGAAGGATTATGATGGGATCATAGCCGACGGGGCGATCCGGTCGGGAAAGACCGTCTGCATGTCGTTGTCATTTGTTTTCTGGGCTATGGAGAACTTCACAGGACAGAATTTCGCCATGTGCGGGAAGACCATCGGTAGCTTCCGGAGAAACGTCCTATTTTGGCTGAAACTGATGCTCAAAAGCCGCGGCTACCGGGTAGCAGACCACCGAGCGGACAATCTGGTGGAGATCAGCCGTGGTCAGGTGACGAACTACTTTTATATTTTCGGTGGCAAGGATGAGCGCAGTCAGGATCTGATTCAGGGTATTACACTGGCGGGTCTCTTTTGCGACGAGGTGGCCTTGATGCCTGAGAGCTTCGTCAATCAGGCAACCGGCCGATGTTCGGTCGCCGGCTCGAAGTACTGGTTTAACTGTAACCCTGATGGCCCATACCACTGGTTTAAAGCCAACTGGATTGATAAGGCCATCGGCTATCTGGGGAAGACGAAGACTGCAAAAATCAGGGAAGACGCGGCGAAGACAGGGGCGTATCCGGGGCTCAAAAAATTACTGTACGTCCATTTCACTATGGATGATAATCTGAGCTTGTCTGATGAGATCAAGGCCAGGTATCGCAGCATGTACACCGGCGTATTTTTTAAACGGTATATCATGGGCCTGTGGTCGATGGCCGAGGGTATCATTTATGATATGTTCGATCCGGTTCGCAATACGGCAAATACGGAGGCTCTGGCCGCTGCCTACAAGGCAGAGAGCGGCCGGGACTTCTGGACAGATGAGCGGTATGTCAGCTGCGACTATGGCACCCAGAACCCCACGGCCTTCTTGCTGTGGAATAAAGCAACTGATAAGAAATGGTATTGCCGGCGGGAGTATTACTACTCCGGCCGGGACAAGGGGCGGCAGAAAACAGATAAAGAGTTTTCCGATGACCTCACAGCATGGCTTGATGGAATTGCGATTAAGTCAGTGATCTTGGATCCGGCGGCGGCCAGTTTTAAAGCTCAGCTGGAGAAGGACGGTTACAAGGTAAAAAAAGCCAAAAACGATGTATTGGACGGAATCCGGTTTGTAGCCACGCTGCTGCTTCAGGGTTCTATTTTTGTTGATTTCTCCTGTGACAACCTGATTAAGGAGTTTGCCTCCTACATCTGGGACGCGAAGGCGGGGGAGCGCGGCGAAGATAAGCCAGTGAAGGAGCATGACCATGCACTGGACGCCCTTAGATATTTCTGCATGAGCATAGTCAGAGCTCGGTCCGGAATCAAGATTATGAAATAGAGGTGAAAAAGATGGAGCTGGAAGTTGTAAAAAAGCTGATCAAAAAATATACCGCTGGACATGGAGCTTTCCTCGCGCGGACAGCCACGGCAGATCGGTACTATCGGAACCAGACGGATATTCTGCTGGAGCCCCCAAAGAAAAGAGAAACGGAGCAGGGAGAGAATCCATTGAGAAATGCGGACAATCGGATTCCCCTAAACTTCCATGGTCTCCTTGTCAACCAAAAAGCGTCCTATATGTTTACGGCACCGCCGCTGTTCGATCTTGGAAACAAACAGGCCAATAAGCTGCTGACGGCATTCTTGGGGGATAAGTTTGCAAAGACTTGCAAGGATCTGTGTGTGGAGGCATCAAATGCCTCAGTTGCATGGCTGCACATTTGGAAGGACAGAGCCACAAAGCAGTATAAATACGCGATAGTCCCATCGGGGCAGGTTATCCCCGTATGGGGCAACAGCCTGGAGCGAGAGCTGAAGGGGGTTCTGCGCTGCTATCACGACATCACAGACGACGGCCAGGAACTGGATATCTACGAATACTGGAATGATACGACCTGTCAGGCGTATGCCATAGAGGCCGGAGGAACAATTGATACCGGACTTATGCCATATAACTCCTTTGCTCTGATTGATACAGAGGGCAACAGCAATCTGGTCAATGAGTTTGCTCACGATATTGGTGAGGTGCCATTCTTCCCATTTTTCAACAACAATACCAATACTGGCGATCTGGATAACATCAAACCGCTGATCGACGTGTACTGCAAGGTATTCAGCGGGTTTGTGAATGATCTGGAAGATATCCAGGAGGTCATTTTCGTGCTGACAAACTACGGTGGTGATGATCTGGGCCAGTTTCTCCGGGAGCTGAAGGATTACAAGGCCATTCAGGTTGAGAACGAAGGCGGGGAAGACAAGTCGGGAGTTTCCACGCTG